CGCGGGATGGACTTGACTTCTGCGGCGGGGTGGTATACTAGAAAGCAATTCCCCTCTTCTTCGGGCGCACATGTGGCAAACGGGTTCATAAAAGTCGTCAGCGAGTCCCAACTCCAAGACCGAGATGCCGAGGAAGTGCGCCTCGCTGAAGAGGCTGCTGAGCAGGAATTCTCCGAGCAATTCACTGATTCAGTGGCACACCATATTCGCCAGCGATTTTACGACTTTCGCCGCCACAGGGTCCGCGTCAACGTGCACAGGCGCATGTTGGAGGCCCAAAGATCATATAACGGCCAGTATCCCCCGGCTAAGCTGGCTGAGATACAGCAGTTCGGCGGCAGCACGGTGTTTGCCCGGCTCACGGGAATCAAGTGCAGGGGCGCCAGCGCAATGCTGCGTGACGTCTACCTTAGCGGCGAGCGCCCGTGGGACATCGCCCCCACCCCCGTCCCTGACATACCCGCTGAAATCCTGTCTCAGGTCGATATGCTGATCTCCTCCGAGGTCCAAACGCTCCTGCAAAATGGGGAAGAGCCTGACCCACGGGTGGTCATGGAGCGGCGCAAGCAGCTCATGTCGGCGGCGCGGCAGGCAGCCGAGAAGGAAGCCCGTGCCCGCGCCAAAGATGCGACCAAGATGATTGAGGACAAGCTGGTCGAGGGCAACTTCTACGGCGCCCTTGCTGACCTGCTCATTGACCTACCGATTTTTCCCTTCGCGGTGATGAAAGGCCCCACGGTGCAGATGGACCGCACAGTGAGCTGGGAGAACGGCGCACCCAAGACGGTTACCAAGCCCGTCATGTCGTGGCGGCGCGTAGCTCCGATGGACCTCTATTGGACGCCGTCGGCTTCGACGCTGGGAGAAGCCGACATAATCGAACGTCAGAGACTGCGCCGCAGCGACCTGCAGGCGCTCATAGGGGTTCCTGGCTATGACGACGATGCGATACGAGCCGCCCTCGAAGATTACACAGCCGGTCTATACGACAATCTCGACGACCTCGACACCGAGCGAGCCTATTCCGAAGACAAGGAGTCACCGCACATTAACGACAGCAATACTATTGACTGTTTGGAGTTCCAAGGAGAGATACAAGGTACGCACCTCGCCACTTGGAATGACGGTGAAGCTATACAGGGAGTAGAGGACTTCGATTCTGCGTTTGATTACAACGTCGCTTGCTGGGTTGCCGGGCGGCACTGCATTAAGCTGCAGATACAGTCCAACCCTCGCCAGCGGCATAATTATTTTGGTACCAGCTTCGAGCGCGTCGCGGGTGCGTTCGTGGGGCGGGGATTGCCCGAGATTCTGAGCGACTCCCAGCACGTCGCCAACGCGGCGTTTCGCGCCGTGGTGAACAATATGGGACTAGCGTCGGGACCGCAGATGGCGGTCAACGAAGACCGCTTGTCCCCGACCATGAACACGAGCACGCTGTACCCGTGGAAGGTTTGGAAATTCTCTTCTGACCCTCTGGGCAATTCCGAGAAGCCCATCGACTTCTTCCAGCCTGAGAGCAACGTCAACGAGCTGATGGGCGTGTTCGACAAGATGATGAGCCTGGGTGACGAGGTCTCCGGGATACCGCGTTACATGACGGGCAACCAGAACGTCAGCGGCGCGGCGAGCACGGCCAGCGGCTTGAACCAACTCATTAACAATGCTAGCAAGGTGCTGCAGCAGGTGGCGGCGCAGATAGATCACGAGCTGATCAAGCCGTTGCTGGATTACCTGTACGACATGGTCCTGCTCACGGATGATACTGGGCTGACCTGGGGAGACATGAACATCAAGGCCAACGGCGTCACCACGGCGGTGAACCGCGAGGCCGACCGCCAGCGCCAGCTAGAGTTCCTGCAGCTCACCACCAATCCGCTGGACCAGGAGCTGGTCGGGCCCAAGGGCCGCGCGGTCATTCTGCGTGAGCTTGCCGACTCGCTCGGGCTCAAGGGCGAGAGCATCGTCCCCACGGAGGACGAGCTGGCGCAATTGGAGGAGCAGAGGGCACAGATGATGCAGGAGCAGGCGGCGCAAGCCCAAGGCGCCCAGGCTAAGGCCCCAGGCGCCCCCGATAATCGTCCGAATCGCGGCATTGACAACCAAATGCGCACTCGGACACCGAAAGCGATAGCGAATCAGGCTACACCGTAGAGGAATCGAGATGCCTACTGCCGAGCAATCCAGACAGATGCAAGAGGACGCCCTTAGGCGCAGTACCAAGGGCGGCACGTCCTACACGCCGAAGACCGAGGACAAGCCGTTGACAATCACGGTGTCCGGCAAGGGCAAGACGCCTTCGGAGCGTGACGCTGCTGAGCGCCATCGGGAGGTGGTTAAGACCCTGAGGAAGTCGGGGGCTATTAAGTCTGCAGCCAAGCCTGCGGATGCGATGCCGGATACTTATGGGGATTACGGCGGTGGTAAGAAGGCCAAATCCAAGGCAGCCCCCAAGTCCAAGTCCAAGTCCAAATCTAAGGGCGGCTCGATGGCCGACTGGGCGAAGGGGGAGCAGGAGAAGCTGCGCGCCGACAAGAAGGCTCAGAAGCTGGTCCAGGCTTCAATCGGCGACCAGGCCGGGCGGCGAGGCGCCAAGCGCACGGGCAAAGCCAAGAGCAACATGCGCAAGCTGGGCTCCGTCATGAGGAAGGGCAAGGGCGGCGTGGCATCCTACAAAGATTTCATGGGAGGTTGATATGTTCGATAGCTCATATGTGAAGAAGTCCAAGACCCCGAACCAGAACACCGATACTCCCCAGGAGATTGGTCGCGACCGCTTCGTGCCGAAAGGCAAGGGGGGCATCGGCCCCGGCTCTGGACACCTGGAGACGAAGCCACCGACCAAGAAGCACGTCGACCTGGATACCGGCAAGGTGAAGACCAACCTCCGCAAGCCGTGGGCGAAGGGCGGCGGCAACACGCAGGTGAGCTTCACCGCTCCCAAGAGCCGCACCAAGTTCGCCACTGAGAAGAGCTGTGGCAAGGACGAGTTCACCCCCGGCATGCGCAAGTACGGGACGGAGGGCGTGTGACTACTTACCCCAAGAAGGGCAAGAAGAGCAGCCGCCCCGGCACTGCCGCCAAGGGCAAGACCGAGGTGCTGGGCAGCGTGTACTTCTACCGCCACGAGATGAGTGGCGACGAGATTCGGATGCGGGAGGTCTACAACAACGACTACTCCAAATCCGCCAAGCCCCGTCCGTCCGAGAAGACTACGGACGGTTTTCCCGTAAATCCAAGACTCTTGGATGTGATGAAGGGATTCGGCAACTTATGAAGGCGAAGCTCACTCCCGAGGCGGCCCAGGCGGCCACAAACCTGCGTGCGAGCCGCGATTTCGTGCTGCTGCAGGAGTGGATGCGCGAGGTCGCCGTGGGGTGGAATCAGGCAATGATCATGGCGGACGACCCCGACAGGAGAGCAGTAAGCGCTGGCATGTGCCGAGGCGTGCACCTCCTGACTCAGGCCATTCGTACGGCGCCACAGATTCTCAACGAGATGAAACAAAATGGCTGACACAGCACAGCAGTTCAAGAAGCCTCTTCCGAAGGCGGTTCGCAAGCAGGCACAAAGCGCCGAGCAGCAGCACAAGAAGGCGTATTCGCCTCCTGAGCCGCCTCCCGAGCCGCCAGCCGCCGCGTCCGCCGCCGTGCTGCAGATGGCCGCCCAGACGCCCCAGGAGCCCCAGGAGGCGGCGTTGGAGCCCCCGCAAGGGGACGGCCTGCTCCCACCCCCGGCAGCAGCGCCAGCGCCAGCTCCAGTGCCGCCCCCTGAGTCCCCTGAGTCTATTGCGGCCCCCGTCGAGGACTGGGAGCAGAAGTACAGAACCTTGCAGGGCATGATTGACCGCGAAGTGCGGGAGAAGAAGGCCCTGCAGCAGCAGATCGACGGCCTGCAGAACACGATTGCCGCAGTCACGTCCGTTCAGCGCCAGGACGAGGCGACCAAGCCTGGCGCACAAGGCGGGCAGCGTCGGCTTAGAGACGAGGACGTCGAGGCATATGGGGAGGACATGATCAATGTCATCCGCGCAACGGCGCATGACGAGTTCATGCCCACCATTACGGATTTGAGACAGGAGAATGCCCAGTTGAAGGAGCAGCTGGGTGGCGTCGCCGACTACACGCACAAGACCGAAGTGCAGCAGACGGAGTCGCTGTTGAATAAGGAAGTTCCAAACTGGAGGCAGATAAACGAGGAGCCCGAGTTCCTGCAATGGCTGAGCGAGCCTGATCCGTTTTCGGATCGCCTGCGGCACGATTTGCTGCGGGAAGCGGGAGTGAACGGACCTCGGGTTCTTGCCTTCTTCAAGGCATACCTCAACGAGAGCCAAGCGATACGAGGTCGTCAAGAGGCTTCACAGCTGACACCACAGCCAACGCAGGTGTCACGCCAAGGGCCAATCGTAGATCCGACTTCTCTGGTTGCTCCGGGCCGACCGGCTGTTCAAAACGCCGGGGCTGGAGCCGCTGTGGACAGCGAGGAACCACAAATCTTCACCCAAAAGCAGATTGCAACCTTCTACCGCGAAGTCCAACAGGGCAAGTGGAAGGACCGCCCCCAGGAGAAAGACAAGCGGGAGCGCGCCATCCACAAGGCGGCGATGGAAGGACGGGTGAGGTGAAATTAACCCGAGAAAGTTAGGAGGAAAGCCGAATGGCTAATCCACTATATCCAGTTGCCGCAACGTCGTGGGACGGCGTCGACCAGGCTAGCAACCCGGTTTTTGATCCGGGCTACGGCGGTGTGTTCATCCCGTCCATTTGGTCGGGTAAGCTGATCGAGAAGTTCTACGACGCGACCGTGTTGGCGGCCATCTCGAACACCGACTACGAAGGCGAGATCACCAGCTTCGGCGAGAAGGTCATTATCCGGACCAAGCCGACGATCACGATCAACGACTACACCGTCGATATGCCGTTGGCTGTCGAGCGTCCGGCGGGCAA